CCTGAAGCGGCTTTAAGAGCATTGGGGGTGATTAAATGATTGAGCAAAAAACTCAGGACATTCGGGACAAAGCCCCCGCCTACGGCGCAGCCAAAGCGCAACGGGTGTATCTTGAAGAATTTAGGAAATCCAAGAAAGCCCTGCTTATGAAAGAAGCCCTAACAATGGGCTATGAAGCCGCTAACGCACAGGAACGTGAAGCCTATGCCGATCCAAGTTATCAACAGCTTCTCAAAGGCTTGGCTGTGGCAATAGAACAGGAAGAAACCTTGCGGTGGGAAATTGAGGCGGCAAGGTTAGACGTAGAGATTTGGCGCACCCAACAAGCCAATAACCGTATGCAAGACAAATCCCACCAATGATTCCCAAGCACCAATATGTTCGGAGCAGAAAACTGCTTAAGATAGTGACTGAATTGCCCTGCCAACATTGCGGTGCAGAGCATATGGTGCAGGCGGCACATAGCAATTGGGGTGGCGGCAAGGGCAAAGGTGTAAAGGCTGACGACAATTTAGTTGCTGCGCTATGCCTAAATTGCCACTATGAGATTGACCAAGGCAAAGACTTAAACAAGCTAGAACGTCAAATAATGTGGAACAACGCCCATAGAGCCACAGTATTTTTACTATGCAAGCGTGGGCTATGGCCTGCTGATGTGCCTTTACCCGTGTAGAATAGTGTTGCAGTTGTCTTAGGGGGGCAGCACGCCCCCCATTTTTAAAGGGATGTTATGGCTTACGAAAAAGACCCAAACCAAAAAGACGTAGCTGACTTCATCAGCACATTACTGCACTCAGGAACAATTACGCATTTCATGCACCTAGCAACCGATTCATTTGCCGTGCATATGGCATTGGGCGCGTTTTATAAAGAAATTATTGAGCGAACTGATGATTTTGCCGAAGCCTACGCAGGCTGTTACGAAAAAATCAAAACATTTCCCGAAAACTTCCACAATGCCAAAGACCCTGTGCGTTACTTGGAAAGCTTAAAAGATTACGTTGAGAAAAACCGCAAGGCCATGCCCAAAGAATCCGAACTGCAGAACATCATTGATGAAATAGCCGCACTTATTGATAGTACGCTATACAAGCTAACCCTTAAATGATTCGGATATTTGCAGGCTACGACCCAAGAGAGGCCGTAGGCTTCCATGTGTTTTGCCAATCCTTGATAGAGCGCACATCAGAGCCTGTAGCCATTACGCCTTTCTACGGAAGCCAAAGGGACGGTACAAACGCATTTATCTATCAGCGTTTCCTAGTGCCTTACTTTACAAACTTCAAAGGCAAAGCCATCTTCATGGATGCAAGCGATATGTTAATGCTTGCTAACATTAAAGACCTGAATGACCTGTTCGACCCTACAAAAGCTGTGCAGGTGGTCAAACATAACTACGTAACCAAACACCCTAAAAAGTACATAGGGACACCTATGGAAGCCGCCAATAGGAACTACCCTAGAAAGAATTGGTCAAGCCTGATTCTATGGAATTGCGCCAACCCAATGAACAAAGTGTTGACACCTGAATATGTAAACGCAAACGATGGCACATTCCTGCACCGATTCGGTTGGCTTACCGATACGCAAATCGGTGAGTTACCGAAAGAATGGAACGTACTAGTAGGGGAAGAACAAAACCCTAACGCCAAGATAGCCCATTACACCCTAGGCATTCCTGAGTTCGACCACTACAATAATTGCGACTTCAGCAAGCAATGGTTCAACACCAAGTCTAGAATGCTAAACGGGCTTATCAAAATGAAAGAATTGACCGATTGAAAATTACCCAAAAGAAGGTTACAGAACTAATCCCTTATATAAAAAACAGCCGCACCCATAGCGATGAGCAAGTAGCTCAAATAGCGGCAAGCATTAAGGAATTTGGTTGGACTAACCCAATACTGATAGACGGCTCAAACGGCATTATTGCGGGGCATGGCCGCCTTATGGCTGCACGTAAGCTAGGCTATACAGAAGTGCCAACCATAGAGCTTGCAGACCTAACCGAAACCCAAAAGAAAGCCTACATCATTGCCGACAACCGCCTGGCGCTAAACGCAGGGTGGGACAATGAAATGCTGACCATAGAGCTTAACGACTTGTTGGCAGATGGCTTTGCGCTAGAAATATTGGGCTTTGACCCAAAAGAGTTAGACGCTTTGCTCGAGCCTGAAGTGGTAGAGGGGCTAACGGACGAAGATGCTGTCCCTGACGTGCCTGAAGAGCCTAAGACCAAGCTAGGCAACATTTACCAGTTGGGCAATCACAGGCTAATGTGTGGCGATTCATGTAGCCTGACCGACATGGAAAAGCTATGCGATGGACAACTTGTGGATATGTGGTTAACCGATCCACCATATAACGTGGCTTATGAAGGCAAGACCAAAGATGCCTTGAAAATACAAAATGACAGTATGGGCGATGACCAATTTCGCCAATTCTTACGTGATTCTTACGTTACGGCAGACTTGGTAATGAAACCAGGTGCTGTGTTCTATATATGGCATGCTGATTCTGAAGGCTATAACTTCCGTGGCGCAGCACATGATGCTGGTTGGAAAGTTCGTCAATGCCTTATATGGAAGAAGTCAACAATAGTGATGGGGCGGCAGGATTACCATTGGAAGCACGAACCCTGTTTATATGGATGGAAAGAAGGTGCTGGTCACTTATGGGCAGCAGACCGAAAGCAAAGCACCGTATTGGAGTTTGACAAACCAAGCCGTAACGGTGAACACCCAACTATGAAGCCCGTGGCCCTGTTTGAGTACCAAATGCTTAATAACACCAAAGGCGGCGACATTGTTTTGGATTCATTTGGTGGAAGTGGTACAACAATGTTGGCTGCAGAGAAGCACGGACGTTATGCTAGGCTAATGGAACTAGACCCAAAATACTGCGATGTAATCGTTAAGCGGTGGGAAGACTTTACGGGCAAAAAAGCCGTTCTTTTGACAGAAACGACAGAAACTGCTTAAATTTGACCGAGTTCCCCTATATAAAATGCCAATTATTCCCCAAGAGGCTCATAAGCCAACCGAAGAAACCAAAAAACTGGTCGAAAGCACCAGCGGGTTAGGCTTGCCCCATGAGCAAATAGCCGTATTGGTTGGCATAGACGACAAGACCCTGCGTAAGTATTACCGTGCTGAGCTTGATTTGGGTAAGGCCAAAGCCAACGGTCAGATAGCCAAAACGCTATTCAGCAAGGCCACCAGCGGCGATACAACGGCCCTGATTTGGTGGACTAAGACCCAGCTAAAGTGGGCCGAAACCGTAAAACAGGAAATCACAGGCGCAGATGGTCAAGACTTGGTGGTTAAGTGGGAAGCCGTGAAGTAATCATTCCTTATGCGCCGAGAAGCGCATTTATGCCTTTTCATCTAAGAACGGAGCGTTGGGCGTGCTTAGTGGCACATCGAAGGGCAGGTAAAACCGTAGCCGCCATTAACGACCTAATCAAACGTGCCATTATTGAAGGCAATAGGATTGCCCAATACGCCTACATAGCGCCATTTAGAAGCCAAGCCAAGCGCGTAGCCTGGGATTACCTAAAGCACTACGCAGCACCAATCACCAAAAACACCAATGAAGCCGACCTAATGGTGGAGCTAATCAACGGTGCAAAGATCATGCTGTTTGGCTCAGACAACGCAGACGCAATGCGCGGGTTAGGCTTTAACGGTGTTTATCTTGATGAATACGGCGACTTTAAGCCTAGCGTTTGGGGAAACGTCATTCGCCCCACTTTGTCCGACAGGTTGGGTTGGGCGGTGTTTGGCGGCACGCCTAAAGGCAAAAACCAATTCCATGACATTTACCGTGTAAGCCAAAACACGCCTGATTGGTTTTTGCTGCGCCTGCCTGCTAGTGTTTCCAAGCTTTTGCCAAACACAGAATTACAAGCCGCCAAACAGCAACTAAGCCAAGATCAATACGACCAAGAGTACGAATGCAGCTTTGATGCCGCCATCTTGGGTGCGTTTTACGGCCAAGAAATGCGGCAAGTTGACCATGATGGGCGCATTCGTGAGCTTAAGTTTGACCCTGAAATGCCTGTTTTTACCGCTTGGGACTTGGGGTACAGGGACGACACAGCTATTTGGTGGTATCAAGTCGTTAGAGGCGAGATACACGTAATGGACTACTACGCTGTCTCAGGCGCAAGTATTGAAGACATAGCACGGGTGGTCGTTGACAAGGGCTATCGGTACACAAAGCACTTTCTGCCGCATGACGCACGGGCTAAAACTTTGGCAAGCGGCGGCAAATCCATTGTGGAGCAGTTGGCGGCCCATCTTGGGGGCATGAGCAAACTAGCTATCGTGCCTGAGATTGGTGTTCAAGACGGTATTCAAGCCGTAAGGATGATATTGCCCCGCTGTTACTTTGACCCGATTTGCGATGAGGGAATAGAAGCTTTGCGCCAATACCAACGTGAATACGATGAAGACAAAAAAACTTTTCGTCAAACACCCCGCCATGATTGGTGTTCTCACCCCGCAGATGCGTTTAGAATGTTAGCGGTGGCATACCGCCAAGATGAACGTGATAAGCCGCCACCTAAAGGCAAAACCCTGCAGACCATCACATTAGATGAGTTGTGGGAATACGAAATTCAACAACCTAGAAAGGTCAGAATATGAGCCAGCCAGTAGCAGAAGTCGGTGCTTACAAAAACATGACGGCAACAGGGGCGGTTTCGACAGGCCCATGCCAACTGATCGGTTTTTACGTTAACAGCACTAGCGCAGGCACAATGGTTTTAACTGATGGCGGCGCAAGCGGCACAGTTGTATCAGGAACTATTACCCCTGCCATAGGATTTCATCGTTTCCCTGCCAATATTGGAACAAGTCTTTACTTTACCGAAGGCGGGTCATTGGATGTGACATTCTTCTTTGCAAGCGGTAACTAATCATGTACGAAGAAAACGGTGCGTATGAGGGTGAAGACCCAGGCCCTTATTGGCATGACCAAATAGAGGCGGCAACTAAAGTTTTTGACAAGTGGCAAAAGCGCGGTCAAAAGGTTGTCAAACGCTACCGTGATGAGCGCGATGCCATCGAAATGCCAAGGGTGAAATACAACATCCTTTGGTCAAACATCCAAGTTCTATTCCCTAGCCTTTACGGGCGCATGGCAAAGCCCGAAGTATCCCGCCGATACATGGACAGCGACCCAATTGGGCGTTTGGCTGCAACCATGTTGGAACGTGTGATTGAGTACGAAACCACACAGTTTGGTGATTTTGATAACGCAATGCGTGGCGTGGTGGAAGACCGTTTGCTGCCTGGTCGTGGCACGGCTTGGGTTAGATATGAGCCTGTAATCGTAAATGAGGCATTGGGCGAACTTGAAGAAGGTCAAGTGTCCAACGTCCAAGAAATGCCTAACGAACGCATAGATGCGGCGCATTCGCCAATTGACTATGTGTATTGGTGCGACTTCATGCATAGCCCCGCACGTACTTGGGATGAGGTGTGGTGGGTTGCACGATGCGTTTACATGACCAAAGAAGAAGGTCTTGAGCGTTTTGGTGACGTGTTTGCTAACGTCAGTTTGACTAGCCAAAACACGGATTTGGACGGCAAGAATCCAATGACCGCCAAATCGACCTATGAGAAAAAAGCCAAGGTTTATGAGATTTGGAACAAACGCACCAAAAAGGTGTGTTGGATTGCCGACAGTTATCCACAGGCTTTGGATGAAAGAGACGACCCGCTAGAGCTTGAAGAATTCTTCCCGTGTCCAAAGCCTTTGCTTGCAACCACCACAACAGGGACAATGATTCCTGTTCCTGATTATTGCGAGTATGAAGACCAAGCGCAGGAATTAGACAACCTTACCCAACGCATTTACTTGCTGACCAAGGCTTGCAAAGCCGTGGGTGTGTTCAATGCGGAATTCAAGGAATTGGGCAGGTTGTTCACAGAGGGTGTGGATAACAAGCTATTCCCTGTGACCGCATGGGCAGCAATGTCAGAAAAAGGCGGCTTAAAAGGCGCTATTGATATGCTCGACACGTCACAAATCATTGTGACCTTACGTGAGCTTTATTCTGCAAGAGAGCAAGTTAAGCAGACTATCTACGAAATCATGGGCATTTCGGACATTTTGCGCGGCTCAAGTAAAGCAACGGAAACCCTAGGTGCACAGCAACTGAAGGCAAACTTTGGCAGCTTGCGTTTGCGTAGCTCGCAGGGTGATGTGGCGCGTTTTGCTTCTGATTTGTTTAAGCTTAAAGCGCAAGTAATCTGTAAGTTTTACCCACCTGAACTGATTGTGGAGATGTCGGGCATTATGAACACGCCCGAAGGCCAAGACCCAATGGCCCTGCAGCAAGCGATTCAGATGCTGTCCAACAGCACTATTCGGGACTTCCACATTCAGGTAGAAGCCGATTCGTTGGCGCAAATTGACGACCAAGCAGAAAAGCAAGCCGCAAACGAAGCCATTAGTGCAATTGGTGCGTTCTTGCGTGAAGGCATACCTATGGTGACGCAAGCGCCCGAAATGCTGCCTATGGTGTCTGAGATGCTGTTATTTTTGGTGCGGCGTTATCGAGCAGGGCGTGGGCTTGAAAGTTCAATCGAGCAAGCCATGAAGCAGTTGCAGCAAAAAGCACAGATGGCGGCACAACAGCCCCCACAAAACCCTGAATTGATCAAAATGCAAGCCGACCAACAGGCAGAGCAAATGCGTCTGCAGGCTCACGCGCAATCTGAGCAAATCAAAATGCAAGCGCAGGCACAACTTGAGCAAGCTAAAGCGCAGTTTGAAATGCAAATGCAGCAGGCTAAAGTTGAATCTGAAATGCAATTAGAGCAAATGAAAGCTCAATTTGAGCAGGCCAAACAAAACAACGAATTGCAAATTAAAGCCAGGGAAATGGCAGGGAAAGAAGAATATGAACGATGGAAAGCAGAACTTGATGCAGCGACTAAAATCATGGTGGCTAGGATTGGCAGCAACCCTGGCGTTGATTTACCAGTCGTTGAAGCAGCGGCTGCACAAATAACAAATGAATTAGGTGGCACAATTGTTCAAGCAATGGACAAAATTGCTATGATGCACGATCAAATGGCAAATATGCACGGTCAAACAATGCAAAACATTGGTGACGCAATGCAAAGGCTCAACGCACCCAAGAAAGTCATCAGGGGTGCTGACGGTTTAGTGATAGGCGTGGAGACAGCATGAGCTTAGTTTTTGCTGATCGGGTAAGGGAAACCACCACATCAACAGGCAGGATGAACAAGACATTATGAGAATATTGGAGTTGATTTGAGAACAACTTGGGTTTTCCCGTCTGATGGCTCTGAGCCGTATGAAAAGCACAAAGGCCCAATGTATGACGGCACTATGGTCATGGGTGACATTGCCCCGTTTATGTCTCCTGATGGCGTGATGATTACAGGCAGGTCGCAATGGCGGCAACACCTCAAGGATACCGATTCAATCGAAATGGGGCATTCTGATATAAAGTATGCACAAGCCGAATGGAACAAAAAGAAAGCGGCTCATGCAGACCGTTTGAAAGGTCAAGTGGCGTTAATTCAGGAATTTGACCGACCTGGCGCACCAATTGCCCCGCAAAGAATGTCGCAATTGAATGTAGAAATGGCAAATAGGTTGCATAATCGACCCATGCCTGAACGCAAAGAAATGCTGAAAATGACTTTGGAACAAATGAAAAGGATGAGGTAAATGGAAAACGAAGTTGTCGCACCCGACACGCCAGTTGAAACAGTCGTTACCGAAACACCTGCCGAAACGCCATCAGAACCGTTAAGCAGGGCAGATACCATTCGTGAGGCGTTGGCTAAAACTCCAACTAATCGTGGCAAACACGCAGCCACACAGCCGAGGGAAAGCGGCAAATTTGCCCCTAAATTCCCAACCCCGCCATCTTCAGAGCCAGTAGAGCCAAAGGCAGAGGCGGCGCAAGCGCCTGATATGCCCAAGTCTTTGAAGCTTGAAATGAAGACGTATTGGGAAAAAGCACCTGCAGAATTACGTCAAGCTATTGCACAGCGTGAGGCAGATTTTGAGCGCGGCATCAACACTTATAAACAAAGAGATGCCGAAGCCAAAACCATTACTGACCTATTCCAGCCGTATGAATGGATGCTGCGTAATGAAAACGCCACTCCTGCTACGGCAATTGGCCCATTACTTCAGACGGCGGCATTGCTAAGAACAGGCACACCACAGCAAAAATCACAAGCTGTGGCGCAAATGATTCAGCAATTCCAAATTCCATTAGACCAAGTATCGGCTTACTTTTCAGGTGAAGCCCCACAGGTAGATAATCAATACAATCAACTAGCGCAACAAGTACAGCAACTGACGCAACACATCACGCAGTCGCAGTACGAAGCGCAAAAACAGAATGAAAGCCGAGCACTCTCGGTAATCCAGCAGTTTGCGAGCGACCCCGCAAATCTGCACTTTGAGGCAGTCCAAGACCGTATGTTGCAGCTTCTCCAAGCTCCACAAGTATTGGGCGACACAAGTCATTTGTCTGAGCGCGAGAAATTGCAATTGGCTTATGACACGGCGGTAAGACTTGACCCTACTATTGCACAGCAGGTCTATGCTCAACAGCATCAAACCATGCAAGCGCAAAATCAGGTTCAAAGAGCAAGAACAGCGGCGGTACAAGTGCGAGGCGCACCTAGCGCAAGTGCGAATACTGCAATCAATCAAACGGATAGGCGTGCGGTAATAGCCAACGCCTTAAGGCAAGCAAACTTTTAAGGAGTAAATCATGGCATACGCCAATAGTAATTACTCAGACGTTTTAGCCACTACCATTGAATCACGTTCAGGCATCGTTGCTGACAACGTGACCAAAAACAATGCGTTGCTGACTCGCCTGAGAGAGAAAGGCCGTTACAAGCCTTTCACAGGTGGTTCGACAATCTTGCAAGAGTTGTCATTCCAAGCTAACTCAACCGCTATGTACTACAGCGGTGCTGAAGTCTTAGACATTAGCCCTGCAGACGTTATTAGCGCGGCACAATTCCCAATCAAGCAAGCGGCTGTAGCCGTAACCATCAATGGTTTGGAAATGCTCCAAAACAGCGGCGAAGAACAGATCATTGACCTGTTTGACGCACGTTTGGACGTTGCTGAAGCTTCCATTGAAAACTTGATCTCCACAGGTATCTACTCGGACGGTACAGCCAACAACGGCAAGCAAATCACAGGTTTGCAAGCTATGGTGGTTGCTAACCCTGCGACAGGTGTTGTGGGCGGTATTGACCGTGGCACATGGTCGTTTTGGCGCAATCAGACTTTCGACTT